TCAACAACTCGTTGATCACATAGTCAGCGGCCTTGTTCCAGCGGTTCTGGTCACGTGCACCACGCCGGTAGTTGTGCTCCAGCATGGGGTGAAAGCACTCATGAGCCACGAGAAACTTAAGTTGTTCGTCACACAGTGGGTCGATGAAAGCCGGGTTGAACTTGACATACTTGCCGTTGGTTGCCGCAGTGGAGACAGACTCGTCCAGTATGAACGGCATGTTGAGAGCGATGGTCCCGACGAAGGGATGCTCAAGGATGAGGGATGTCTTGGCCTTGGCCAGACGGCGGTTGAGGGCGGTGATGTCGCCCTCATAAGCACGTTTCTTGACTGCAACTTGCATTAGTTTGCTCCCATGAATACGGACATTGCGTCCATGATTTTGCGCGCTTCTGCTGCGGTATCCTGCCGGACATCGAAGTCATTGCGCAGTGTATCAGGGTGATGATCCAACAGCTTGCGCTCCACCGCTTGCCGCATGGATTCGAGGTTCGGGTCCTCTGTTATATTCAGACGTGTCAGTAGGTCACATGTCTCCCTTGCATTGTCGAGCATACTGTCCCGGAATATATTCTTGGGGTCGGACAGCTTCTCGGTGATATGTTCTACATGCTTGTATAGTCTGTGCCAGCAATCGTTCATCGCCTCTTGCTGCACACTGGTCATGCGGCTTTCGAGGTCCTCTTGGATGCGGGTCAACTCATCGCTGGATAGCGCCACACGGAAGTCATTGCTGGGTACAGGCAGGATCGCCATGTCCATGTTAAACTTACCAGTGATGCTGTCCTTGCTGGGATAGTCCTTCTCATCGTACAGATCACCCAGCCAGCGCTTGGCTTCAGCTACCAGATACTCATAGTTGTCGAGGAATGTCGTAACCAGCGTCTGCCACTCGGCCTTTTCCTTACGGAAATCCTGCATGAACTGGAGATAGTTGGCACTGGGTAGGATGCGTGTGCCGTCGATACCCCAAGGCAGGGTGTTCTTGGCGAATTTCTCACGGATCACACCGGTCTTCTGGTGCACGTTGGCCAACAGATCGTTGAGAGGAAGCAGAGACTTGTTGTAGCGTCCTGCACTGGTGCTTGCCCGGTTAATGTCAGCGACATCCTTGGTCGCTTTCTTGTCGAGTTTACGAGCCGTCCACTGCGATATGGACAGGCTGACGAGAAGGGCACGGTCATTGAGTTTCATAGTTCACACTCCACTTTTGCCCAGCAAACGCTGCCGGGTTCTGAAAACGAGATAGGTTTCGGGATACAACAAGGCTAAGGTGTCCAGCCTATCCATGGCTATTTGGCGGCTACGTCCCAAGTAACCGAGTTGGACGCGCCTGAGTTTGAGTTCTAAGCGCTTATGTGGCTGGTGCTCCCACAGAAACTCCAGCCACTCGCCTGCGTCCTTAGCCTCAGAAAAGTACATCTTGGTGCGCCAAAGACCACTTAACAAACGCTTGTGTCGTGGTCAGGTCAGGGTCACGCCGTGCTGCTTGGCTGATCATAAGCACAGAGAACTCAGCAGGCATACGTTCGGCGTAGGTAACAGCACGGTCCATGTTGCTGTCAGTGATCCGTGCAGCAAGTGAACCAGACAGGGCATAGAGCGTAGCCGGATCGGTCGGCACGTCCGCAGTTGACGGGTTCATAAGCACAGCATCAGGGTTGGGTAACTTGCGCCATATCCGCATGAAACCGACAAACTCAGCCGCTGCACCCTCACCAACAGCACCCTTGAAGCACTCATACTCAGCCTCGAAAGGCACAGCGCCAAGCACATCGGAGACACCTTCGACCCAGCTGCGAGGCGTAGGGTTCTGGTCACGTTGAGCATCGAAGTCATGCAACAGACCGGGACGGAAGCGGATGAAGCTAACCACCTCTGGCTTGACTGCATTGTCCAGCATCCACTTGGTCGAGTCGTTAAGGTCGGTCTCGAACTCTAGCGTGGTCTCACGGTTAGCCAGATGGCTCAGGATACGCACTGCCCCAGCACGGTCTGACTGCCGGTTACCAGTGGAGACAACCTGCCAGCCATCAGCCATGGGGACACCGTGCAACTCACGAGCCTGACAGATATTGGCTAGCACTTTCTGTAGGTCAGGACCCGCTTGGTTACGGTCATCGAACAACAGGATACCACCGCGCTCAGTGCCCGGCTTGCCTTTGTAGGGGAACCAGTCAGGTAGCTTATAGCTGAATGACGCATCGCTAGTGCCCATATCAGGCACACCAAAGTCCTCGACCAGAGCCGTTGGCATATGGCGGACAATGACAGGAACATCGAGTTCGTTGCCTACTTCATGGACAATGGTTGTCTTACCACCGCCGGGAGGGCCGATGATGCAGACAGTGCGTTGGATGTTGAACAGTGCTTTGAGCGTTCCCTTTAGAAGTTCTGCACGCATAAACTTATTCTCCTGTGTATAGCTTGTGGTCGGGACCAAATGTAACAACGGCACCACGAGCCAAACGATCCCGATGTCGCTTGGCATCCATCTTACTGTCGTGGTAAATCACTTCACCAAACTGGTCGGTGACCAGCGGCCCCCGCTTCTGTCGTCGAAGGGCAAATAAACGCATTATACAGTCTCCATTTCCTCGATAACGTCGAGGTCGTTTGCCACTATGGCATCCCACACAGCTTCATCGCTGGTCAGGTAATCATATTCCTTTTCGAGTCGGCGGTAGAGGTCCACGCAATAGTCCCGTATGATCTCGGTGACATGGCTCTCTAGCTCGTTTATCTCTTTATCCAGCAGGGTATCCCAATGGTTGATCACAGCATCTCGGATGCCCCCATCGTCACTGGGAAGCAGGGTTCTGAAGCTGGTATAATAGGGGTCACGTATCTCAGCACTGACAGTGTTCTCATGGACGTAGTGATGGCTAGTCCGCTCGATCCGGATAGATACGTAACCCCCCTTGTTGATATAGCGCATCACAGTGGGATAGGTCTCTGTCAGGTCATGGGTTTCCATGAACGCTTTGCTGTCGCTGATAGAGCCAGTGAACGATGCACCATCCCCCTGAGACCAGAAGCCACTGAAAAGCATCTTGTCCACCTCGATATGTTTGGCCTGCATATCCTCTGCGAAATGGTCATAGGTGCAGTCCCACCAGTCAAAGTGCTCAGTGTTGATATCACGATGTTTCTCGATAAGGTCGATGTTCATGGGTAATCCCCCGCTATGCAGTCAGACTCCATCTGACCTGCGTCCAGAAGTTGTTCTAAAGTGGCAGAGTGGCACCTGTTTAGTGCGTCAGCTGCTGCCTCTACAAAGGCACAAGCGTAGAAATTCTTACCGGCTTCAGCCGCTGCATCACGGCGCTGTATAGCCTCCTCTGCTACAGCGATGCACAATTCAGCCATCTCATCGGTATAACGGTCGCCATAATACAGAGCATCGGTCCCTGCATCACAAGCAAATATGGCTGCATATCGAGCCAAGTCAGTATCCTGTCTCATATCACTCCCCTATAAGTTCGATGATTTCATACAGAGCTATCGCTTGGATACCCTCCGCTTCACAGATAGCCACAAGCTCACGCAGTGATGGCTCCAACATCCGCAGTGCATTGAGGTTCTCGACACTGTCATCGTATAGTTTGCCCTCATTGTTGACGGCATTGCCCATTATCACGCAGTCACGGCTGTCTAACAACTCAGTTACGGTTCTGAATATATCCTGTCTCACGGCTGAAACCCTCCTATCCGGTTAGCTGCCAAGGTCTGGTAACCACGCTCTGCCAAGACCTGTATCTGTTGTAGTGACAGAGGGTGGAGATCGGTCAGGGGATGAGTCTGACTGGCATGTTTGGTAGTGGTCCGGCTGGTCTTGTTATAGTTCCCGAACCAACGCTGGACAGTATCATCCCATACCAGCAACGGCCAATGAGCACCGTAACTATACACTACATAGCGGTCACTGGTCACCCACTGCCCATAGAGTTGCTTGTTGGAATTGTGGAATGGTTCCTTATTCTGGACATAGGTCCGGCATTTCCAGCCAGATACACGAGTAGATTTCTTAGACATTGCTGTCTCCATCGGTAGAGGGGGCTGCCTCATCAGCAGTGGGGGACCACCCCACTGGACGCCCTGTTCAGGGCGTTTCGGCTTAACTGTGGAAACCAAAGTGATCACCGTGCCAGACAGCACCGATCTGATAGGCAATAGGCTGCGGCTCAGTGGTATCATGTCTCCAATAGGTAGCGATAAACTCAGGGTTACCGTCATAGACACCACCACAGATACGGACCTTCTTCAGGTTCATATTCCACTGGCTCAGATAGCCGATGGTAGCGAACAATTCCTTGTTACCGGTGATCCCAGCCATCTCGACATGGTGGTCAGCGTCGATAGACAGTTCGATGTTACGTTCCATATAGTTCACAGCTTGATCTCCACTTCACGGTCATAGTTGTAGCTGATGGTGGCATGGGTATAGCCATGTTGAATAAGGGTCCGCTTATCCAGAACCGATATCAGGCAGCCATGGAAAGGGGAGTTGTGGTCACTGACAGCGAAGTCATGACCAATGGTGAAATCATACACTGCATCAGAAGCCGACAGATAATGACGGCGTATAGGACGTATAGTTATGGGGTTGAAACGTGGTGTATAGATGTCTGTAAGGTCAGCAAATCTGGTGTATACTTTGGTCCGGCTCATTGCCATCACTCCTATATAGTGGGTAACTGAACAACCAAATCAAAATAAAAACTTGTTTGAAATTTGTTTGGCGGCTCGGCTCCGAGTTTGGTCGATTTCGTCGGGGATGTCAAGTTTCGCCGCAAGCCGTTGATTTTGTTGAGTTTTTCGGCGAGACGCGGCAGAGCGTATAGTTAGGGCTAAATCAAAATAAAAACGTGTTTGAAATTTAAAATCAAAATAAAAACGTGTTTGAAATTTAATTAGATTGTGTATAGTTAGTGATAAATGTTTGATAAACCACGATAAAGTTGTAAGTATACAGATCGCAATGATATAGTATAGTTAGCCAAATAATCTACTGTAAGTGCTTGAAATATAACGGATGATATAAATAATATAGGTTTTTGGGAATAATAAGCTGCGCGGGGGGTAAGGAGGGGAGATTATTGGGAAGTATACACGTATTTAGAAAAGTTATCCACAGGGGTCAAAACATTTCGCGACCTATTCAATTTTTTCCTATATTTTTTATATTATTTATATCACTTAGAATAGATAGAGTAAGAATAATCCTTGGATTTCCGTGGCTTTTTGCCAAACTATACGTATAGTTTGTATAGTTACCTAACAATGTAAAGTTAGGCCGATCCCAAAAAAAGTATATTATTTAAAAATTAAGTCATTGATTTTATTACAAGTATTGATGAAACTATACACATTTCTGACGTAACTATACAGCCCCCCTACATAGTGCATGATAACGGCGTTAGCACAGCTATAAACCCCCGACGTATGGGAGGCGAAGCCGACCCAAACGCGCAGCGCAGGCGAAAAGAAACCCCACCAGCCGAAGCTAGTGGGGTGAGGGTTAGACGAACTCTTCTTTGGTTGTTCGCTCGATCCAGTCGATGGCTTCACGCCTGCTGTCTGTGACAGCGAAGACGTTGCCGTGGATGACACACCACTTGTCGAGACGAGGGTAGACGAGGAAGCCGCCTGCCGTGGTGATGTAGAGTGTGGACAGGTCCGCACCCAAGCTATGAGCAATTGCACGCATGTTAATCTCCAAGAAGGTGGGAGGGACTTGCGTCCCTCCCGTTTAGGTCAGTCGAAGTAGGCGCTCTTGCGCTTGGCGACCACGCCGTCCCGCTTGGGGAGTAGGGCGAGATATGGGTTGCCCCACTTGTCGGCGAGGATCACCGGCTCGGTGCCCTTTGCGTCGGGTTTGAAAACCCGAGCAACCAGCTTGTGTTCCTTGGCCAGAGCCTGAACCCGCTTGTGAACCGCTGCTGCGTCTTCCGCAGTGTATTTGCCGTCCACGAGCTTGCCGAGAACCACTTCACCCTTGCCGTTGGCCTTGATGCCAAAACGACCTTCATAAACCTTAGCCATGCTAAGTCTCCAGTTTGCCCATCCCGAGGCTTTCAAAGATCAGACAGGGTGGGATAGTCCCTGCCGCCGCAGCGGTGTTCCGCTTTGGCCTATTCTTTATCGCCTAATTCGCCATGAATGTAAAGTTATGCCCTATTGCGCGGCCTGCTTCGCGGCGCTGGCAGACGGGGACCGGGGGGCGGATGGACTGCCGGATACTAGGCCCCCCGTAGTGTAGTAAAGTTCACAATCCAACACCCCCAAAAAGCAACGTGTATAGTTACGCCAAAAATTTTGCCGCCCCAAAAACAAACGTGTATAGTTACGCGATATCTTGACGGACCCCACCAAAATGCTACCATCCCCCGATGGACAGCCTGCCCCTACACCTGACTAAATGGACCGACCGCCTCGCGTTCGACATAGCGCTATGCCTTGAGGGCAGTGGGGAAAGCCTCGACGAGATCAAGGATCGGCACAGGATAGACGCCAATCACCTCTTGGTTTTCAATCGCGACCCGGTGTTCCTCAAGCGCGTGGAGACCTACCGCGAGGAGGTGAAAGAGAAAGGACTGACGTTCCGACTCAAAGCGCGGGCACAAGCGGAAGAACTCCTGACAACAAGTTATATGTTGATCCACGACCCGGCAGTGTCACCTGCCGTAAAAGCCGACCTGATCAAGAGCACTGTGAAGTGGGCTGGCCTCGAACCGAAAAACAACGAGGAGCAGAACGCCAGTGTGGGTGGCGTGAAGATCATGATCAACCTTGGCTCGTCTCCAGCTGATATGAAGGTTATAGATGCGACACCACGAGTGATTGAGGTTGACGCCGATGACATTGATGACGCTGACTCCGACGAGTATGTTTGAGGGCACGCCCTGTCTGAGGTTCAAAACCGCTGGCGGCGCTGCGACTGCCGAGGATATACTCCGTGGAGAAGGCCGGTCCTACCGGACCAAGATCGTCAAGACCAAGAAGCACGGGCTTGAATATATCGTTATGATATTGGGGTAGGCCATGCGTTTCGGTTGGGCAGCGGCTATAATCTACGAAGAGTGCGGGGAGCGGCACTCCCATATCGTGCCGGTAAACGACCTGCGAGAGCATGAGCTTCATAATGAATGCTGGTGCAGACCTGACGAAGACGACGATGACCTTGGCATATGGGTCCACCACGCGCTGGATAATCGCGAGGACTATGAGATGGACAGGATGAGACACTGATGGCGCTTGAGATCAACTATACGCCGCCGCCTACTGGCGAGAGATTCATGTCGAGCAATGCCAAGATGCGTGCGCTCATGGGGCCGGTCGGGTCGGGCAAGTCGGTGACCTGCTGCTTCGAGATCATACGCCGGGCATCCATGCAGGAGCCTGATGAGTCGGGTAAACGGCGGACACGCGCAGCGGTGGTCCGTGAAACAGCCCGTCAGCTGGAAGATACCACGATCAAGACCTTCCTCGACTGGTTCCCGCCGGGGCAGTGCGGCACATGGCTGCGGACCAAGAAGACTTATTTCTTCAAAGTGGGCGATGTCGAGTGCGAGATTATGTTCCGTGCGCTTGATGATGCTGACGATGTGGCCAACCTGAACTCACTCGAACTTACCTTCGCATGGTTCAACGAGTGCCGGGATATCCACCCTGATATCGTGGATGCCATGTCAAAGCGTGTTGGACGTTTCCCTTCCGCCAAGGACGGCGGACCCACATGGCACGGGATGTGGGGAGATACCAACCCGCCGACGATGGACACATGGTGGTACTACCAGTTCGAGAAGCTCGATCCCAAGGACGGTGTGTCGGCCAACGACAATGGCTGGGATGTGTTCAAACAGCCTTCGGGTCGCAGTCCCTACGCCGAGAATATCGAGAACCTACCCGAAGGTTATTACGACACGCAGGGTCGCTCGGAAGAGTATGTCCGGGTGTTCATCGACGGGGACTACGGCCTTAGCTCCGCTGGTCAGCCTGTGTACAAATACTTCAGGCCGGACTACCACATGGCCAAGCAGATGCTCAGGCCCATCGTCAACGGGGTGCGGCCTATCATAATCGGGATGGACTTGGGGCTAACGCCTGCGGCTGTCATCGGACAACAGGACCCGAGGGGGCGTGCGCTCATCCTCGCCGAGGCTGTCAGCTTCGACATGGGCATCCAGAGGTTCGTCCGCACCGTACTCAAACCGTTGCTATACGAGCGCTTCTCGGGTGTGCCTGTGATGGTGGTGACCGACCCGGCGGGTATTCAGCGAGCGCAGACTGACGAGCGCAGCGCTGTGGACATTATCAAAGCTGAGGGGCTGCGCGTCATGGCAGCCAAGACCAACAACGTCTCTGCGCGGATCAACGCGGTCGATGAGTATCTCATGCGGCAGGTCGATGGCGATCCGGGGTTCCTGCTCGATCCGCGATGCACTGCGCTCAAGGCTGCCATGATGGGGGGCTACCGGTACAAACCCAAGACCGATGGGATGATCGACAAGAACAAACACAGCCATATTGCCGAGGCGTTGCAGTATCTGTGTTTGCATCTGCACAGTGCCGGGGAAGGGGCCATGGTTACGCAGCGGCGCGATATCAAACGGGTTGCGTCTGCTGGCTGGACCTGATACATATTTCTTGCTTGACCGAGCGCAACTTATCCCCCGTTGAGCGCATCCTCTCCACTGTGCTGCTCCGGGGTTTTTTGTTGTTGCGGTATTCCACTGCGCATGTTAGGTTGGCAAAACCATAGGACTTTGAGGTTTATCCATGCCTACGATTACCGCAACCATCAACATGGTCGGTGCACCCGATGGTGTACCCAGCGTGGTATGGGCTGATATCGCACCCGGCGATACCGGCGCGCCATATCTTGTCCGGAACCGCTACGGATTTGTCGGTTCAGTTCAAATATCGGGTACTTTCGGGGGAGCGACTGTGACGCTCGAACAGAGCAACGATGGTACGACTTGGTTCCCTGCACTCGACACACTTGGGAATGCGATCTCGGCGACGGCGAACGAGATTTCCGAAATGTCTCTAGCTTCGATCTACCTCAAGCCGGTTATCACTGGGGGTACCGGTAGCGCTGTGGACGTAATCATCGTCTTCCGGGGTTAATATGAACATTCTTCAATCGGCACAGATGAATAAACGGAGGCGTGCGGTGGCACAGAATAACGATAACGCATCGGCGGCTTCTATCTTTGCTGGTATGATGGCCGCTCTTTCCGATCCGGCCAAGGCTACGCAGCAGCTTGCAGAATTGCAGGTTAAGCTGGACGAACTCGAACAGCGCAAGTCCGATATCGCAGATGCCAATGCGGCACTTGACGTCAGATATGGTGAGCTTCGGGTCAAGGAAGACGCGATCCGCAAAGCTGAGACTTCGCTGGCATCGGCCAAGGCCAATAGCGACAAGCGTGCAGCGGATATCGCTGAAGCTGAGAAACAGATCGAAGTCCGCACCAAGAAGTTGGACCGCGATATTGCAGCGCAGCGTGAAGATGCGAAGCAGTTGGATGCGCGAGCTAAGGCTGTTGAAAATCACCTCAAGCAGCACACTGACAGCCTCAACGCCGAAAGGGGTAACCTACAGGCCAAGGTTGAGGAACTGCATCAGCGTGAGCAGGATATCCAGAAGCGTGAGCAGGATATTGCTGACGCAGAGGCCGGATACAAGCAGAGGGTAGCGGCCCTAAAGTTAGCTATCGGGGCATAACATATGGCCAACGCAATTTACCCACTCTATAAGCAAGCGCTGCTTGACGGCGCTGCGAATACCGACATCAACGACCTAACGGTCAAGGTCGCGTTGGTTGACACTGGTGTCTATACCTATAACGCCGCGCATGAATTTCTCACATCGTTGACTGGTGTCGTTGGAACTGCACAGACCATTAACGCAACGACTGTGGTGAACGGCCTGTTCGATGGGGACAATGTGACCTATTCAGCAGTGACGGGCAACTCGGTCGAGGCTCTGGTGATCTACATCGACACCACCGTTGCAGGCACTTCGCGCCTCGTTGCCTTCATCGACAGCGGCGTCACTGGCTTCCCGGTCACACCGAACGGCGGAGACATTACGGTTACATGGAACGTGTCTGGCATCTTCCAACTCTAGGGGGTAGCACAATGGCCGTTAAGCATCCATTTGTAAGCGGAAAAACTGACGGGGGTGACGCCACCCTTGTTCAGCCTTCAAACTGGAACGCGTCACACACCATTGACGCTGATGGGATAACCATACCCTATAACGCCTCCGCTCCAGCCTCTCCAGCGGCGGACAACGTGACAATTTTCTGCACTGAAGTAGCTAACCGCGCAATGCCTGCGTTTGTCGGGCCTTCGGGTTTAGACACTGCGATACAGCCTTTTTTGGCACGTAACAAGATAGCGTATTGGAGCCCAGCAGGGAACAGCACCACCGCGCCTACGGTTGTAGGCATGAACGCACTTACTGTTCAATCGAATAACGGCACTACTTACACGGCGCGAAACGTAGCCACAACCAACATTCTAACGCGCATGAGAAGAATAGCTGTTATTAGCCAGAGTGGAACAAGCGGGACAATCGGCGGTGTACGAGACGCCAACGCGCAATACACTACGGGAACTGGAACGGGCCTCGGCGGTTTTCACTTTGTGGCGCGTTTCGCGACTTCAGACGCGGCAACGGTCACTGGCGCTAGGACGTTTGTGGGCTTAACATCCGCTACAACCGCAATAACAAACGTAGACCCCGCCACTATCGTAAACTGCATTGGTGTAGCGCAGCTTTCGGGTGACGCTACTCAATGGTATATTGTTTACGGCGGAAGTTCGGCGCAGACCGCTATTGCGCTTGGCACTGGATTAGGCGCACCGACGCTAACTAATACGGCGTTTGAATTGGCGCTTTTCAGCGCCCCCTCGGCCAACGGTGTGGTGCACTACGAGGTGCTCAATATCGGCTCAGGCGTACAGGTGACCGGAACGCTGACACCCGGCACTCCGGGGTTGCAGACGCCTCTGAACACAACCCTGTTAGCGCCCCGCTTGTGGCGTACCAATAACGCACAGACTACTGTGACAGGGTTAGACCTCATCTCCATCTACATCGAGACGGATCAATGACGTACACAATCATTCTTGACGAGGGTGTGGTCTTGCGTGACAGCGATGGCGTGCAGGTTGCGCCGTGCCAATCAGTCGATGATCCTGATTTTGTCGCGTATGAGGTTTGGGTTGAAGCAGGCGGACAGCCGACAATCCTAGACACTAGGGGATAACCCGTGTCCGCATTTGACGCTGGTGCCTTTGACGCCGGGGCGTTTTATGTTGCTACGGGCGGGGCGACACTAAACCCCAACCTCTTCACTAACACTCAGACCTTTTATTCTCCCACGGTAACACGCGGTACCGTCAACGTATCGCCACCACTCCTAAGCAATAACCAAACATTCTATGGACCTACGGCTGCACAGGTCACACTTGTTGCGCCCAGTCTGGTCACTAACACGCAGACCTTCTATGGTCCTGCGGTAACGTCGGTTCGCAACCTTACCCCGGCTTTATTCACCAATACCCAGACGTTTTACGGTCCAGCACGCACTTCGAGCAACACGGTTGCGCCGTCGCTGATAACGAACACGCAGACCTTTTATGGTCCGACAGCCACGCGTTCCAGCACGGTTGCGCCGCCGCTGCTCACCAACACGCAGACATTCTATTCCCCCACGGTCACTGTCGGGGGGATCACCCTGACGCCAAGCCTGCTTAATAATACCAATACGATTTATGCAGCCTCTGTGACCAGAGGCACTGTTACCCTCGCGGTAAACCGATTTGATAACATCAATGCGTTCTATAGCCCCACGGTCTCTGGTGCTGGTATCGTACCTGACTGGCGATTGCTCCTACGGATAAGGCGACTGCAACCATATAAACGTAGATACCGAACGTGAGATGTATTGCAGTGGTAGACACACCGTGCTAAGTTTAGCCAAATATCTTAGATAGGTGTGGATATGACGATCTATTCGACGAACCCCAAAATGGATACCTCCGGCGTTAAGGGCGAACAGCCTGTGTACGGCTATATGGGGAATAAGATCGGCACCAAAACTAAGACTGGTGGTGACCTGTATATGGAAGCTATCAAGGAACAGGCCGACGAGTACGGCATGGGTAAGACCAAGGCGCTGACTTCCAGCGCCAACATGCGCGCTGCTGCTGGGTATGTTAACCAAGGCATGTCGTGTGACCATGCGTTCGATATCGTCAGTAGGGACAGCATGTGGATGCCCGACAAGGTTGATGAAGTCAAAGCACGGGCCAAGGTCATCAAGAAGATGTCCAAGGGCGGCAAGGGCTACTGATAGATGGCAGGTCTTACGTTCCTCAGAGTTGTCGGCAACGATGAACTTGCTCGGCAAGAGCAGGAAGCGGCGGACCGCGCTCTTCAGGATCGGCAGAACCAACCTGTCATCCTTGGTTTGACAGGGTATCTCCGACAGTGCTGGGATGTGGCCGAGATGGCCAAACGTCCCATCGAGCAAATCATGCTCCGGGCCATGCGTCAGCGCAACGGCGAGTATGACGCGGACAAACTCCAGCAGATCAGGAGCCAAGGTGGTTCCGAAATCTACATGATGATCACCGAGGTGAAATGCCGTGCTGCCGAGAGTTGGCTGCGTGACATTCTCCTTGAGACCGGTGGCGGTCCCCCGTGGGACCTTGACGCTACACCCATTCCTGATCTGTCACCCGCTCAGTCTGCTGAAGTGCAGAGTGCCTTCGCTGAGAAGGTTCTTGAAATCGTGCAGAACTCGGGGCAGGCTCCGACCAAGGCGCAGATGATGGAACTGCGCGAGATGGTCAGTCAGGACTATCGCTTTGCAATTCTGCGTCAGACCCAGATCAGGGCTGACCGCATGAAGATGAAGATCGAGGATCAGTTCGCCCAAGGTGGTTGGGCTACAGCGTTCAACGACTTCATCACTGATCTTGTCACGTTCCCGGCTGCGTTCATCAAAGGACCGGTTGTCCGTAGGCAGCGTGCACTGGGTTGGAAAACGACCGGCGGTCGCACACGGGTTGAGGCCATCGAGCGTCTCGGTCCTGAGTGTGAGCGGGTCGATCCGTTCCGTATTTACCCTGAGCCGGGTATCAGCAACCTCAACGAGGGGTATCTGTTCGAGCATCATCGCTTGTCGCGCACAGAGTTGTCTGATCTTATCGGCGTGCCGGGATATGATGACGACGCCATCCGCAAAGTCCTTGAGATCGGCAACGGCCAGTCGTGGATCAACGAGGATGTGGAACTTCAGAAGGACGAGGAAGAGCGCAAATACTACAGCTATATGCGCCCGACGACCGAGTTCGACGCACTGGAGTTCTGGGGTAAGATCAGCGGTAAGATGCTTATCGAGTGGGGGATGAGCGAGGACGAGGTCCCCGATCCTGCTCGGGAGTATGACGCCAACGTCTGGCTCGTGGGTAACTACGCCATCAAGGCGGTTCTGAATTACGACCCGCTGGGCGAGAAGCCTTACTCGAAGACCAGCTTCATCAAGTGCCCCGGCGCTTTCTGGGGTAAGGGTATCCCCGAGATCATCGAAGACCTTCAGGGCGTCTGCAACGCAGCTGCTCGTGCACTGGTCAACAATATGGGTATTGCTTCAGGGCCGCAGGTCGAGGTTAATCTCGAACGCATTCCGCCTAACGAAGATATCACCCAGCTATCACCTTGGAAAATCTGGCAGACGGTCAACGATCCCGTTGGATCATCCGCGCCAGCGATCCGTTTCACGCAGCCGGACTCACGCGCCAGTGAGCTTATGGCAGTCTACGAGAAGTTCTCCAGACTTGCTGATGATCACTCGGGCATTCCGGCTTATGTCTATGGCGACCTGAATGTGCAGGGGGCAGGGCGTACTTCATCAGGTCTCTCGATGCTGATGGGTGCGGCAGGCAAAGGCATACGTCAGGTCGTCATGCACATTGACAGTGATATCGTAAAACCCATCGTTCAGCGCCAGTTCGTGTATAATATGCGATATGACGAGGATGAGTCCATTAAGGGCGACGTTGAGGTAGTGGCCAAGGGTGCCATCAACCTCGCGGTCAAGGAGACCGTCAACGTGCGCCGCATCGAGTTCCTTAACGCAACCGCCAATCCCTTCGATATCGAAATTATTGGTAAGGACGGTCGTGCCGCGATCCTTCGCGAAGTGGCCAAAGGGTTGCAAATGTCCGTGGATGACGTCGTCCCGTCTCGGGAGAAGTCCGTATATGATCAGCAACAGACGGCGCTTGCCATGGCTGCGATGCCACAGCAGACCCAGCAAGCCCTCCCTGCTCCGACTGATGCAAGCGGCGCTCCCAAAGGTGGGATGGAAGGAAACACGGTCACTAACCGCGTGAGTGGGGCAGCATGAACCGCCCCGAACCTCAAGTAATCAAGGCGCTTGCCGCTTCTGTCAGGCAGTTTCCCGTCCTTCTGGACTGGCTGCGTGAGTGGGAGATGCAAGAACTCCGTAGATTGCCGCACGCGGTCGACAACACTGGTATTTATCAGGGCAGATGCCAAGTGTTGGGCGAACTCACTAAGTTCGCCAATGATGCCCCCAACCTAGCGGCTGATATATGAGCCGACTAATCAAGCTCACAGATTGGAGCAATTAACATGGCAATTCCAGCGCAAGTTCGTAAGCAATCCGAAGCCGTACAGGAACTGTACAAGCAGCTTAATGGCGATCCTGAACCGGCGGATACCAATCCGACCGAGGGTGAAGACGTGGGCGGCGAAGATACGGACCACTCGGCTGACGCGAATGTGGATGACAATGCCGCTCAGGCACCGGCAGACGAGCACACTTCCGGTGCGTCAGATACGGAAAATGAAAACTCTGAGACCTATGCTCAGAGGTGGCGTTCCCTTCAGGGTTCGTACAATGCGACGGTTCGCCAGAAAGGTGAACTTGAGCAGCGAGTGCAGCAGATGGAGCAGTTACTTGCTACGCTCTCACAGTCGCAATCACCTGCGCCGGGGCAGACTGAGAAGGAGGCAGAGCCTGTGCGCTATGTCACCGAACAGGAAACCAGCGAGTATGGTGAGTCGATTGATGTGATGCGCAAGGTAAGTCGCGAGGAACTTGTCCCCGTGGCCCAACGCCTTGCTCAGATCGAGGGTCTCCTCCAGCAGATGCAGGCAACCGTGGTACCGCAAGTTCAAGCGGTGTCGCAGCGTCAGCAGGTGTCGGCGGAACAACAGTTCTGGTCTGATCTGACTAACTATGTACCCAATTGGCGCGATGTTAACGATGACGACGGGTTCCAGTCTTGGTTGCTGGAAACTGATCCGCTTACTGGCGGAAATCGTCAGACCTACCTCGAAGACGCCCAACGCTCTCTCGATGCTCATCGGGTGAGTGCATTTTTCCGGACTTGG